AACACCAAAGGCAAAGCTATTTCCAACAAAGTTGAGGCTTTTGAGTACAAAGACGGCGAAAACACAGTACGATTGATTGGTGGTGTATTGCCACGCTATATTTACTGGTTGAAAGGCGCGAACAACAAAGATATTCCAGTTGAGTGTCTTGCTTTTAGCCGCGACAAAGAAAAATTCGATAACATCGAAAAAGATCACGTTCCAACTTACTTTCCAGACTTGAAGTGCTCATGGTCATACACTGTTAACTGTATTGACCCAAAAGACGGCAAAGTCAAAGCACTAAACCTGAAAAAGAAGCTGTTTGAGCAGATTGTATCAGCAGCCGAAGATTTAGGCGATCCAACCGATCCTGATACTGGCTGGGATGTTGTGTTCAAGCGTACCAAAACAGGCCCACTGGCTTTTAACATTAGCTATGATCTCTCAGTGTTGCGTTGCAAGCCACGCCCACTAAACGAAGCAGAGCGTGCAGCTGCAGCAGAAGCCAAGTCCATTGATGAAAAATACCCTCGCCCAACAGAAGCCGAAGTGCTAGCACTGTTGGAAAAGATTACTACAAACAGTGAAGACGGCGAAAGCGGCGATGAATCCGCACAAGAAGCTGTTAAAGAACTAGGTTAAAAAACACATAGCCCGCTAAACGTAAAAGCTTAGCGGGCTATTTTGTCTCGTATAATATGAAAATACTTTTTACTGCTGACGTGCATATTAAACTAGGTCAAAAGAACGTTCCACTGGACTGGGCCAAAAACAGGTTTCGGCTATTCATTGAACAGTTTGCAGAAATGCAGTCCGGTGCAGACTTGGTGATCATAGGTGGCGACGTTTTTGACCGACTACCAACAATGGACGAAGTAGAACTTTACTTTGACTTTGTTGAGTCATTTACCAAGCCCACCCTTATTTATCCAGGTAATCACGAAATGTTGAAAAAAGACACAACTTTCTTGACACACCTTAAAAAATCCACACATCGCTTAAATCCACTTGTAAGTGTTGTTGATGACTACTACGAAAACGTGGGTTTCGGAATCGACATTATTCCTTACAACAAGCTAAAAGACTTTGAGAAAAATGGCTATGAATTTAGTGGCCGAATTCTTTGCACACACGTTCGTGGCGAAATCCCTCCACACGTTAAACCAGAGCTTGACTTGGAGTTATTTAACCGCTGGGACGTAGTACTAGCAGGGGATTTGCACAGTTATGAAAACTCTCAAAGAAATATTTTATACCCTGGTAGTCCTTATACTACTAGTTTCCATCGTTCCAGGGTTGATACCGGTGCTATTATGCTTGATGCTGGTAGCTTGGAACATACGTGGCTTAAGTTCAACTTGCCGCAACTCATTAAGCGAACAATCGCCGCAGACGAGACGCCAGTTCCTACAGACTTTGACCATACCGTTTACGAAGTCCAAGGCGATATGCAAGAACTCGGAGAACTAGCCGATAGTGAATTGATTGCTTCAAAAGTACTTAAACGAGATACTGATTCAGCACTTATGCTGGAACCTGAAATGTCACTGGACGCTGAAGTGCGTGAGTACTTAACTTATATCCTAGAATTACCAGAACCTACTGTAGACAAAGTTTTAAAGGAAATGCAAAATCATGCAGAAAAACTCTCCTAAATCAGCCCAAGTGTGGTCACAAACCAATTGCCCAGCTTGCACAGAAGCCAAGCGTTTACTAGACCAACACGGCGTACAAATCGAAGAACGTATGCTTGGCATTAACGGTTACACTAAAAAAGACTTAATTGACTTGGTTCCTCATGCACGCAGTGTTCCGCAGATTTTTGTAGATGGTGAGTATGTAGGTGGCTTGCAGGAATTAAAACGAAAACTAGCAAATGATAACAATAAAAACACTAGCATGGTCTAATGCCTTTAGTTACGGCGCAGACAATGTAATTGACTTTTCGGCAGCACAATTAACACAACTGGTAGGTAAAAACGGTCACGGTAAGAGTTCTATTGCACTTATCCTAGAAGAAGTCTTATTCAATAAGAACTCGAAGTCGATTAAAAAAGCAGACATTATTAATCGTTATGTTGATGACAAACACTATGAAATCTCACTGGTGTTTGAAAAAGACGGAGTTGAGTACACAATTAAAACTCGTCGTGGCTCAACGCAAACTGTTAAGCTATATCGCGGTAGCACTGATATTAGTGCACATACCAGCACACAAACTTACAAAGCCATTGAAGAAATCCTAGGCTTTGACCACAAAACTTTTTCGCAGATTGTTTATCAAAGCAATGCAGGTAGTCTAGAGTTCTTAACTGCTCCTGACACAGCGCGTAAAAAGTTCTTAATTGAAATCTTAAATTTAGGCAAGTATACTCAAGCACAAGAAGTTTTCAAAGAAACTGCGCAAGAATTGAGTCGTGACATTGCCAAGGTGCAAGCACAAGTTACTACCGTAAACAGTTGGCTAGACAAGTATGCTAAAACTGATTTAAGTGAAAAGCCTCTACAACCAGTTCCCACAATCCCAGACGACCTGGTAACAGGCAGTGCAGAACTAGAAGCTCAGATTACTGGTCTTGATTCTATTAATAAAAAGATCACGCAAAATAATACTTATCGCCAAGTACAGTCAAAGATCAAGTTATTTCCTATTCCTGAAAAACCAAGTGAAGACTTGAAGCCGCTTGTGTCTGAGAGCGCACAGCTAGACAAGCAAGTAGTTGAACATTCAAAGACAATTCGTGACTCTCAAGCTTTTGTTAAAAAGATCGCTGCTTTGCACGGAACGTGCCCGACTTGTTTGCAAGAAATTAACGAAGCTAAAATTGCTGAATTAGTAGCTGAGCAGCAGGCCATTCAGCAAAGTGCTGAAGCGAGCAATGCAGTATTAACAGCACGTATTACTGAACTAGATACACTACGTGCTGATATAATCAAGCGCACACAAGTCTGGGAACAGGCAAGTAAATCTCGCGAAGAATGGGAAAAGTATCACGCACTTATTGATCCAGAACTGTCAGAAGATTTGCTAGACAAAAACGAGTTGGACTCAAAGTTCAAAGCATTACAAACAGCAATTGCCAACTTAAAAACAGCGATTGCACAAGCCGAAAAGCACAACTTAGCTGCTAGTGCACACAATGCCAGAGTAGAGTCGCTTAGTGCTCAGATCACAGAAATGAATGCTGAACTGGAAACTTATAGCGGCAATTTGCACGAGCTATCAGAGCGCATGAGTATTGTTAATGTTTTAACCAAAACTTTTTCAACAACTGGTTTGGTTGCTTATAAGATCGAGTGCTTAGTCAAAGACCTGGAAGAAATTACCAACAGCTATTTGGTAGACCTATCGGATGGTAGATTTCAAATTGGCTTTAAAATATCTGCCAGCGATAAACTAAACGTTGTTATTACTGACAACGGTCGTGATATTGAAATGCTGGCATTAAGCGGTGGTGAACGTGCTCGTGTAAACGTAGCTACACTACTAGCAATTCGCAAATTAATGCAAACTCTAAGTTCTAGCAGAATTAATTTGTTAATCTTAGACGAAACCGTTGAAGCCTTGGACGTAGACGGTAAAGAGCGATTAGTAGAAGTTCTACTAAGCGAAGAACACTTAAACACCTTTTTAGTATCACATGGATTTACACACCCGCTGCTGGAAAAGGTAAATGTTGTTAAACACAACAACATATCACAAATCGAGGTATAATATGATTAAAATTGAACGAAGCACGGCTGTTAACCCTACTATTGTACGAAATGGTGTGCGCCAACCTGTAACACTAAACATGACTGTTACAGCGGAAGAACTAGAAACTTTGACGGCTGATAGCGGTAGTATTATTTATAGTGTGGATGAAACGGAGGTTAAAACCGTTGACTTTCAGCCCAAACAACCTACCACAGCACCAGTTGTTGAACCCATTGCAGTTGCAGTCGCTGACACAGTGGTTACCGCCACGGTTGCCAAGCCAATCATTCAACCTGCACGTAAAACTACCAAAGCGACGCAAGCGTAATGGTCGTTGATGCACGTGCAAAAGGTGCACGTACTGAAACCGTAGTACGTGACCTACTACGCAAACATACTGGCTTAGGCTGGGAACGTATACCTGGTAGTGGTGCACTGGACGCAAAACACCTGCTAAAAGGTGACTTATATGTACCAGGCCGTACTAACTTGTGGTGTGTTGAAGTAAAAGGCTATGCAGAAGATCACCTTACATCACACCTGCTTACGTCAAAAACTCCGCAATTAGTGGAATTTTGGGAGCAAACCATACGTCAGGGCCAGCAAGTTGAAAAAAAGCCGCTGCTAATCTTTAAGTTTAATCGCAGTAAGATTTTCGTGGCTTTTGATGAAATGCCTAATTCACAAAATTACCGTTGCATTTACTACAATCACGAATCCCATGAGTTTTATGTTGCGCTACTAGAAGACTGGTTGCAATATGAGCAACCACAATTTGTAACTTGAAATACTTTGGTTTTTGGTGTATAATATACACTTAACCACAAAGAATACACAATGAGTATTACATTTAAAAAAGCAACAGAATCAAACAACACACTGTTAGTTGTTGATGCACTTAACTTGGCCTTTAGATACAAGCATAGCGGAGCAACAGACTTTGCTACGGACTATATCCGTACCGTTGATAGCCTAAAAAAATCATATAAGGCTTCACACGTTATTATTGCCTGTGACCAAGGCTCCAGCACTTATCGCAAAACGCTTAGCCCTGAGTATAAGCAAAACCGCAAAGATAAACAAGAGCAGCAAACAGATGCTGAACGCGCAGCTTTTGAGCTTTTCTTTGAAGACTTTTTGGCAACTATTGCCACAATCGAAACCACAACCAGCTACCCAGTGCTTAAGTTCCAAGGCGTAGAAGCCGATGATATTGCTGCTTATATTGTATCGCAAAAGTCGAAATTGAGCACAGACGATATTTGGCTGATCTCTAGCGATCGTGACTGGGACTTGCTTGTACAGCCAGGGGTTAGCCGATTTAGTTACGTTACCCGCAAAGAAGTTACCATTGACAACTGGAATGACCACTATGAATTCAATCCTGAAGATTACATTAGTATTAAGTGCCTTACAGGTGAC